TATTTAACATTCGTCACGCCCTCAACCTACTGATTGAAAGTGTGGCAGATGGTGATGCTGGGGCATAGGCCGTTGCCGCGTGAGCCTCAAGGAAAGATGATGTGCTTGTCGTTGCCCAATCTACCTCAAGATAATCACCAGCGGTTATTTGAAATATAGCTGTGCGCGAAACGACTGTGGTGTCGCCGTTGTTTTTCAAACTTGCCACGATAGTAGACCCAGCGACATTTGTTCCATTAATTACAGGCCAAAACCTAAACTCAACCGAACTTGCGTTGGTTGACGTGATTTGGGCGGAAAAACCCAAAAGGTAAGTTCCGCCTTCCTCAAATACAATTCGTGTGGGAAATGTATCATCTAGTGATACACCACCACCAACTAAAATTGGGTCAAACTGGATCTTATAAGCCGTGTCGGCTAATGCAGGGGTTACTGTTGTGGCTTTGTTTAGCAGCGCGTAGCCATCTGCCAAAGTGATCTGCCGCCATACCCCGTCCTTAGATACGACTGGATAGCCATTTACATTATCGTATAGAATAACGCCATTTTCTGGCGCTACAGCCCCGCCGATCTTATATGCAAGCTGAGAGAATGTTCTTGACATATAATCTGTAAAATTGTGCGCCCACCTTGACCAGTCAGATCCTACTTGTGGAAATTTACGAGCGCTCATCTTTTTCCACCAATTTTAACATCGACGCGCATATCACCAACGCGCCAATCTGAAGCGCCGCCTATAATTTTCATTTTAATTTGACGGCCAGTAAATCGCACAGATGTAGGTTGTGTCAGTGAATACGGGCCTAATGTCGTTTCTTCAGCTTCTGGATATAAGCTTGATTTAAACTCAACAGTAACATCACCAAGATTCGAAACATCTGGAATGATATTTGTAACTATTGCTAAATTGTCGCCCTGACCGATCTCAATCGGGCCAGTTTCCGCAAATACTTCCTGACCATCATATTCAACACCAGTCTCGTGGTCATATACAAACCCATCCGATGACACCATTATAGGGTTGCCGAAGATACCGCCATCGCTAGACGCTGTTCGCGATAATTCACCAATTGACCAAGCCCCAGTGCGATATGCAAAAGTTACATATTTATCAACCTCATTGCTGTTTTCGCTTGGATACAGCCAAGTTACCTCAGAATACTTTGTATTTGAGCAAACAACAATTTTTGATTGTTGATTAATATTTATGTCGTTAAAAACATAATCAGCAACAGGGCATTCCAATGCTGTGGCGGATCCATTGTAAGACCAAAAAGCGCCACTTCCGATCCAAAATGCTTGACCCTCAACCTGAGTAACGGCATTTTTTGCGATCAATCCAGCGTTTGTCGCCACTCTGTCAAATCTCATAACAAATGGCGCACCGACATATGTGGCAACAAATATGTCAGTATCAGTTAAAAACATGGTTCCATTAACAACGCGACAAGCCCCAACAATGCGTCCGTTTGTCTGTAGGATCTGCGAGCCAGCTTGGTTTGTAGTTGATGGCGACCAAGTTGTATTATCCTCTTGATCTGACCATTGTATTAGGCGATCAGATCCATAGGCAAACATTATACGTTCCTCTGAAACGATAACACCAGCAACATCAATAGGAGCATTAGGAATGACCGTTGCTTCCACAGGGCTAACTATAGTTAATGGCCACTCATATACCTTACCATCTCCCTCCATCACACCTACAAGCGTTTCGCCCCAATTATCTAAGATCCATGCAGACGCTGAAATAACACCAGTGCTTGCGCTGTCTGGTCTAGCTGTTCCATATGAATAATCATTATAAGATCCAGCCCCATAACCAACGGCACCAGCCGCGTCCACTTGACCGACAACAAAACCTACAGGAGTAATGTCAAAAGTATCACCGCCGTTTGTGATGGCATATAGTTTAGAATTTGTTCCTACAGCAATCCATTTTTGACCAGAATTATCGCGCCAAGTTTTTATAGCCCTGCCAACTCCCGTTAATTGATTTTCAATGCGCTTTCTCCAGCCACCGATTGGCTGCAAAATATTATTGTAAAATCTCACGAGGGACATATTTCTCCAGCGACCACCATCTGAATACGCAGTCGCCCCTCGAACACAACCAATGGGAATATCGAGCTTAAATAATGCCATTGTGTTTTACTTCTTTTCTTTTGCTAAATAATTCCCGTATATTACCATAAGTTTGTGTTTAGTCCAAGGTTTCAGCATTTCATATAATGTTATAATTATTCTTATTCGTCTTTGCGCTTATGCCAAAATAATGTTTTGTAAGCATTGTTGGCTATACTAGCCAGATTTAAACGTGTCCTAGTTAATTTTCTCTCGTCAACTACCCCAATTTCTAGTCCATATTTTTCTCTCTTAAAAGGGATTACTTGCACTAAGGGTGTTCCTTTTTTCAAAGTAAACTCTCCATCTCCACCAGTCCAAATAAAAGGAAAATTGACTTGGCTGTGGTAAGTGTCAGTGTCTACAACCCCATCCATCAGTTTGAATCTAGTTTCTAGGTGGTTAAGTGGGCCTGTAAACAAGCATGAATAATTTTTTTCAGTTGTGACTACCCACGGGTTTATAAACTTCCATAGTAATTTTCCGTAAGGTAAATCCCATCTAGGGTGATTTGCAAGTTGCTCTGAGTTATGTGTGCCAATACCAAAACCAAATCTTTCTTCTGAGTATAAGTTTATGTCACCGTCCTTTGCTATAACGATTATATCTTCACACAAAGAAATTATAAACCCTTGTGTAAGAGCATCTAACATAGGGATGCACCTTTTTGCAGTGCCATTTGCGATTGGAGTCCCAGTTTCGTGAGAAATGGGTAATTTCCTAAAATACTCTGGGATACATTTAACCGCAGGAGTTGGGTCTGGGATTATCCCTCTGTATATCTCTGGACAAGTAAAACGGATTTTAGACATAATCTACCTTTTGACTCATGGTTCCAGAGGTGCCAATAGGGACATCTAAAAACGGTCTGTTTCTGTTAACCCACTCAATTACAGGATTGTAGTATGCAATCAGACTTTCTAAGGACTCATTTGAATATGGAAAATGAGTGCATACAACAGTAGTTCCGTAAATTGGAGAAGTATATTCCACACTCATAGTTTTATGCTCTGGATCAACGGAAACTATTTTATATTTGTATTCTATAATAGGCATTATGCAATAGGGCCTGTCCTAGTTCCAGTTGAAATCCACGATATATTGCCATTCCCGCTTATAGCCTGTCCAGCACCGCCGCCACCGCCGCCAGCCCTAGACCTTCTTGATCCAGAATCACCACTATCAGTAAAGCCAGCGTTACCTCCGCCGCCAGAAGCGCCCAAATTACCGCCAGCTCCAGCATTTCCTCCGTTAGCGGTAATGTAAGAACCTTGTGTAAGCGCCCCTACGCCGCCGCCGCCTCTAGCGTTTGCAGTCCCTGTTCCTCCAGCAGTAGGGTATCTGTTAACCTTAGAGTTCAGAGTATTACTATTACGGGCGTTCATAAATGTGCCAGTGCCAGCAGCTCCACCAGAGCTGTTTGTAAGAGATGAATAACCACCACCACCACCACCGCCAGCAGCAGCAACCTGACCAGACCAGTTATCGTTTACTACGGCAGTGTAGCCACCACCACCACCGCCACCGCCTCCGCCACCACCTTGGATCAGTCCAGATCCGTTGTTGATAGAACAAGCAACGCTTACGAGAAGCGCCCTGCCACCAGTAGCGCCAGCCGCCCCAACATTTGTAGCTCCGTTGTTAGAGTTACCACCGCCGCCGCCGTTACCGCCTCTGCCACGAATGGTGCCGTTGTTAATCAGCGTAACACCACCAGCCCAAGCGCCGTTAATGGTCATTGCGGCAGTAGAGTTGCCAGCTACGGAACCACTAATAACTACGCCAGTATTAATTGTAGCTTGCACCGCAGCAGATTGGTTCCACCCTGCAGCCACCGCTAGGGTGCGTAGGTTTGCATTGGTTTGGTTTGAAGTAATGGTAAATGCAAATATATTAGAAGCACCACGAAAGTTATTAATACTAATAGCACCTGATGCAGGACCAGGTCCAACACCACGATACTCAGATAAGCTTATAGGGTTAGACCCACCAAATTCATTTTGGATGTCAAGAAGTGACGCTGTGCCTGTTGGAACCGCCATTATGCCACCGTCCCGTATGCTGTTACGTTACCAATTACGGTTAAATCACCGCTATTATCAACGCGCATTACGTTAATGCCGTTGTAAGCAAATGTCAGATTTGTTCCAGAGGCGATTACTGTCCAGCTTTGAGTTCCCCCAGTGATAGTAATTGTCCCAGACATAGTTGGGCTTGCAGAGGGGGCCTTTGTGTCTAACTGCGTTTGGATATTAGATGTTACCCCGTCCGCGTAGTTTAATTCCGCTGCAGATGTGGTAATAGTAGTCCCAGCGATTTTTAAAGCTAAAAGGTTTGGAGATATTGCTACCGTTCCATCAAGTAGATCATCAAGGAGGTCTAAATCATCATTTAAGATATTTCCCCAAGATCCAGTGCTTGCGCCAATGGTCGGTTTATTTAGGCCATATGTTGTTGTAACGGTCATATTTCTACCCTACTTCAGTCCAAGTTTCTGGCGTATCAAGTTCTTCAGTCCAAGTTTCTGGCGTATCAAGTTCTGGTTCCCACTTTTCTCGCCCATTAATGTCAACTATACACGAAATTGGGATATTTGCACTAGATAGCATAGTATAACCGCCAAGACCATAAAACTCAGAATTTGAAATTATATTCATGCTAGAAGATGCAGTAAAGTTTGCTGATATATCAACTTCAGACGTTGAAACTATTTGCGTTGAGCCAAGCAAAAGATAAGCACCCGAAACATCCACGTTTGTGTTTGCTGATATATTTGAATATCCAATAAGTATTTTAGTCCCATCAATATTCATTGCAGTATCAGATGCAAATGCAGCACCAGACGAAACAACAAAGACACCATCTGCGGTAATATTTGAAGACAATGGAATGGAAACGAACCCAGTTATGGGGTCGCCCACTGCGTAATTATATTCCCAATAATCTGGAATGCAATAATAGGACATTTATTTTTCCTGTAGCTGTGCTTCCAGAGATTCCACTTTGTCTTTTAGCTCCTTGATGGCCTCAATTAGAACACCAACAATGTTACCGTA